ACTTCGGCGCAATCAAAGATGCATTGATGGGCAAATACCAAATCTCACAAACACCTCGTCAAGATCTACAACGCGCAGGTCAAGCCATTACTGATCTAGGCTTTGGCGCAATGGACGTTGCTCCTGCTTTGCCCCTTGTCAAGCCTGCCTTGAAAGCAACTGCACCGATCGCAGCAAGACAAGCAGTCAACATAGCCGAACGATACGGCGTCAGCCCTACGATGAACATCATTCCACCTCAAGGTAACCTTAACTTAACAACCAGACTTGATGAGCAGATCAAAGGGCCTGAAACACAGACAGTGTTCGACCTACTCAAGCAAGTGCAAGGCAAACCTGGCGTGACGAAGGAAGGTCTTAAGGTAATAGCACAAAACTACCCAGACTCTGCAGCTAGAATTACTAAGCAAGAGTTTGCTCAATCAATTCCACCTTCACAGTACAGCAAGGTCGACCTAAAGCAAGCAGCTCAAGGCGACATAGACCAATACATGGACATGGCTCACGACATGGTGACAATGGACGATGCAGTACGTCAAGCGGGCATTCCAGATCGGTTTCACAATGATGCGTTGATGTTGCAATACGGTGATATTGAGTTCAGTCAGTTAGATCCGCAGTCGCAAAGAATCCTTGGTAGAATCTACGGCATTGATGATACGATGGACCCAAATGACATCATGAACACAGTTGAGGACATCAACTACGAATACTTTCATGACACGATCCAAGATACAGCAATGCGTTTAGCCGAAGACGACGTCATGGCAGCAGGCTACCCTTACGAAGGCATACAGCGCTTAGTACAGTCACAAGCACCGCATGACTACTTTGAATTTGGCGTGACGCACCCTTCTCAAACAGGCGAATACAAGCACTACAGATCAGGCGAAGCTCCTGAAGGACTTGTTGGACATGTCCGTGGTTCATACGCATCGACTGAACCACTTGAACTTAAAGGTGGTATCACTACAAAGCCTAACAGCTACGTAATCGAAGAGATCCAATCAGACGCACAAAAAGGTGTTGAGCAAACAGGACCGTTACATCAAGTGCACGGCACCCTTCTCAAGTCAGCTGTACAAGATGCAGCAGAGCGTGGCGCCGATTATGTTTACGTTCCTACCTCGTATCCAATATCTGATACACGAGGACTTAGTATACCTGAAGACTACGCTGCCATTTACGACAAGGCTGTAATGAAGGAAGGACTAGATCCACTTCGTAAGATCCCAGGGATTGAGATCAATACACTAGAAGGGCGTCATCTTAAACGTAACCTTGACATTGTTGATGCACCTTACTACCACGAGATCAAGCTATCTCCTGAAGCACGCGAATACATTCTTACAGGACCAGGTCAGCAAGTACCTGGCTACGCAGCAGGCGGTCTTGTAGCATCAGACTATGACGAAGAACAGATCGACAAGCTAAGTGATTCAATCTTTGAGACAGCACCTAGCGAAGGAGGAGTATCATATCGTGACTACCCAAACCCATACGGTCTCCGTGCATATCGAAATAAAGACGGTTCCTACGGTGGTGAAATGCTACCTAAAGCCGAAGGATGGGCAGGAGAACAAAGAGGTCGAGGTAATCTTAAAGGTTCAACAGTCACCGAGTATTCAATGGACGACGAACGTGGTAGCTTCCCTTCAATCAATCCTTTGCTAAGCCTTGATGAGATCGATGCTGTTGCAGCAGGTAACATGACTCCAGAGATCTATAAGAAGGCAGTTGAATGGCGTGACTTACAAGCAAGACATGGTGAGTCAGCGTTTAAGAATCCAACAGGCTTTGCTAAAGGCGGTGAAGTCAAAGATCCATTTGCTGACTTGTCAGTCATTGACAAAGCAAAGCTCTTAGCTAAGGCAGCCAAGTATCGTGTTCAGTACAACAAACAAGCTAAAGAGCATGGCAAGTATCCAGACATCTTGTCATCAGCGCTCAAAGAGAAGTACCTAGACGAAGTAGGCAACTCAAGAGTGAATCGTTCACCCTTAGATGCAGCAATCAACTACGGTGGAGGTTATGACTTTGGCGTTCGAGGCGACATACCTATTGATGTTGCTAGAGACATGGCTAAAGCGTATCAATATACCGACTACTTCTTCTCGCCATTTACTGGTCCTAAAGCCGATGCTGTTGGCGACTACTACGAGAACATGGCAGGCGTTGAAGCAGGAATTAAGGAACGAGCACGTCGTGCAAGTGAAGCAGACATAGCGCGTAGATCAGCGGAATACGGTCGACGTACTTCTAAGATGTTACCTCAATACGAGGAGCCAGGTTACGCCGAAGGAGGCGCCGTGAATACAGACATTAGTAAATACTACACAAACGCAAGCATGCCAGGACTTACTGATCTGCAAGCTAAGTACTACACACCTTTAGCTACGTTTAGTGCTCCTACACCCATAGCACCATTGATGAATAGCTACTCGTCTACAACGTTACCTAGTTATTCACCAACGTTACCTAGTTATTCACCAACACTTAGCACGCCAATTGCACAACCTGACCTAGCTAAGTATGGCATTAGCTCTAACCAATTTCAGCAACTAAACAACTTGGCAGACTCATCTAACTGGCTGCAAAACTACAATCAAGCAAAACCTGTTACAGTAAACCCTGACCTTAACGAGTTAGCTAAGTACTATGCTGAGCAGTCAGCTGTACCTAAACCTGTTGCACCAGCAGCAACTATGCCGCAAGCAACTGCACCAGTAGCTACGCCTACTGTCCAGTCTGTAACAAAAGCGCCAATGTACACAAAACATGAAGGCATGTTGTTTGGTGATGACTTCTACGACAGGTATGCTCAGAATGTAGGGGGTCAATATGCAGATCCATACCATAACTTCTTAATGACGCAAGCAAGGGTTTTTGGACCAGATTCAGATTTACCAAATTTGTATAAGCAATACCAAGCTTCAGGTCGTACAGATACGCCTGATTGGGCTACGCTAGATACTACTAATCCAATATCTAAGTTGCCATTGTATGCGCACAGTTGGGATGCGTCAGGAGCAAATCCTGTAGATAATTTATCTTGGGCTTGGAACTCTACTACACCTCTTGTTGAAGGAATAACCGTTCCTGAAGGATACTGGGATGCTGTGTTGGCATATAACATGAACTTATCAAAATGGAATCCAACAAGTAACACAGAAAAATTTGATCCTGAAGCGTACAAGGAATATAATGCCGCTGCGTACAATGCCATGGCTCAAGGTATATATGATAATAACCACCCAGCAAAGCAAAACTACATGTCACCTAAAGCAAGAGCGGCGGCAGCTCAAAGTAGAACAAACCAAATAGCTAATACTCGAAGCTACTACGACAGGATGCGAGCAAATAACATCGCATGGGGTCAACAAAATAACATTAGCGTAGATAAAGAAAACAGCGAAATAGACGAGTTAGAGGAAGAATTCTTGGCTAGAATGGAAGCAGAAGCCGCCGCAGAACAAGCTATGCAAGCGTCTATTTCTTACGGTGGCGGTTCTTCAGGATATAACTTTGGGTATGCATCACCTAGCACCCGTTCAGGATCCTCATCCTCAACTTCATCTAGCTCAGGATCTAGCGGATACACACCAACTAATACCAACATAGGCATGGGCGGAGTTTCAGGACCAGCCAATATGGGCGGCGGTACTAAAGGTCCTAAGTACGCAAAGGGTGGTTTAGTATATAATGACGAAGAAATCAACAACTTAGCTGACCAATTACTTGGAGCATAAAGCATGGCGCAAGATCCACAAGACTTTGAAGATGAGATGGAAGACCAAATGGTCGAGCTCGAGGATGATAAGAGCGACGTAGAAGAGACCGAAGAGGGTGGAGCTATCATTTCTCTAGAAGAGAATGAAGCAGACCGTCAATTCCAAACAGAACACTTTGCTAACATTGTTGATGACCTTGATCAACGCGAGTTAGACGTCGTTGCTAACGACCTGTTAGACAAGATCACTAGAGATAAAGACGCTCGTAAGAAGCGTGACGAACAATACGAAGAAGGTATCCGCAGAACTGGTCTTGGCGATGACGCTCCAGGCGGTGCTCAATTCACAGGCGCAAACAAGGTCGTTCATCCTATGATGACTGAAGCTTGTGTGGACTTCTCAGCGAGAGCTATGAAAGAGTTGTTTCCACCAAACGGACCTGTTCGCTCCAAGATCCCAGGTAAGACCGACAAAGGCAAGCTGGAAAAAGCTGAACGCAAAACCAAATACATGAATTGGCAGCTTACTGAACAGATCCCTGAGTTTAGGTCTGACCTGGAACAGCTAACAACACAACTGCCACTAGGCGGTGTGCAATATCTTAAAGTCTATTATGACCATGGCAAACGTCGTATCACAACTGAATTCGTTCCTGTTGATGATGTGTACTTGCCGTTTGCAGCGTCAAACTATTATTCAGCAGAGCGCAAGACTCACGTTCAATACATCACAGCATTTGAATATCAGAAGCGCGTAGCTTCAGGCATGTATCGTGAAGTAGATCTTGGTCTCCCTGATGACATCGACTACTCTAAAGCAACTAAAGCTAACGACAAGATTGAAGGTCGTACAGAGGATACCTACAACGAAGACGGATTAAGAACGATCTTTGAGATCACTGCATATGCGGACCTTGAAGGTGACATGTTTGATCCGTACATTATCTCAATTGATAAAGCAACTCGTAAGGTTTTATCTGTCTACCGTAACTGGCTGCCAGACGACGAAACACACGAAGAGCTCATCAACATGGTTGAGTTCCCATTCATCCCTTGGCGTGGTGCTTACCCAATCGGTCTAACACAAATGATCGGTGGTTTGAGTGGTGCTGCAACAGGTGCGTTACGCGCCTTGTTAGATTCAGCCCATATCAACAACATTCCAACGATGTTGAAGCTAAAAGGCGGACCAAACGGTCAGAACTTGAATCCTCAGCCAACTGAAGTAGTTGAGATCGAAGGCGGTGTGAACATTGACGACGTTCGTAAGATCGCAATGCCAATGCCTTTCAACCCACCTTCATCAGTATTGATGACACTGTTAGGCTTCCTTGTTGACTCAGGCAAAGGCGTGGTACAAACTTCTTTCGAGAAGCTATCAGATACCAATCCAAACATGCCAGTTGGTACAACATTGGCGTTAATCGAGCAAGGCATGGTGGTATTCTCATCAATTCATGCCCGCTTGCACAACTCAATGGCCCAAGTTTTGAAGGTCGTGCATCGCTTAAATAGCGCATATTTGACTGAAGAAGACGTAATTGACGAAACTGGCGAAGAGATGGTGCGCCCAGAAGACTTCGATGGTCCAATGGATGTGATACCAGTCTCAGACCCTGCGATCTTTAGTGAAACACAACGTTTCGCGCAGATCTCGGCTATCCAGCAGCGTGCTGCCCAGTTCCCACAGATCTACGACATTCGTAAAGTTGAGCAACTGTTCTTGAAACAGATGAAAGTGCCAGAAGCTGACGACTTATTGATCCCTCAGCCTGAGCCTAAAGATACAGATCCAATGCAAGAGAACGTAGCAGCATCAGTTGGCAAACCAATCGGCGCTCTACCTCATCAAGATCATATTGCCCACTTACGGGTTCACATGGCATTCTTACAATCACCATTGTTTGGTAAGAATCCAGCCATTGCACCTATGTTCTTGCCAGCAATTGTGGCTCACATTAAAGACCACTTGTTGTTGCATTACCTCAAAATGTCTGTTAAAGGTCTTGATTTGGCTGAAGAACGTGGCTTGGTTGACGGCAATGACGAGATGAGTCAAGCAAATGCAGCTGTTGAGATTATGCAAACACTTGAGCAAGCAATCCCGCCTGAGTTCTTGCAGTTGATGACGCAAGCCTTCCAAGAGGCACAGCAATATCAACCACAACAACCAGCAGATCCTGCTCAGTTGGCTGCCCAAGTACAACAAATGTCTGTTGAACAGCGTCGTGAGCAAGCAAGTCAAACTGTTGCAATCAAGCAGCAAGAGCTTGCGATGAAACAACAAGACATGCAAGTCAAACCACAAGTTGAAATGGCAATGGAAACATTGAAACAAGATCGTGAAGACGAACGTACTAAACTTGAGGTTCTAGCACGTATGAAGATGAACCAAGAAGACAACGACACTGCTAAGGAATTGGTAGCAGTTGAAGTAGCATCAGGCGAGAAGACTTCCTTGTCGACTGGTACCGGTATTAACCCTAATCCTTAAGGAGCTAATCATGGCAACATCAGATCAAGAGCAAAAGAATTCACAAGGCGTTAAACAACATCACCGTATGGCGATGGGCGGCAATGTGAATGGTAAGACTCAAACTGGTACACCGGTTAAGACACCAAAAACACCAGCATGAGTGTAGAAAAAGCAGTAATGAAATTACAGCAAGAGCAAGCGGAATTGGCAGCCGCTGCTCTTCGCAGCCCAAATTCTAGAGATTCGTTCGAATATGGACGGGTTTCCGGGATGTACGCTGGTTATGAGCGTGCTATCGCAATACTTTTGTCAATCAATAAAGAAGAGGATGATGATGTCTAGTGAACAGACGTTAGAAGAAGCTTTTCCTAAGGCAGATCCAGGCGTTCAACCGTTTGGTAGTTATGTCTTAATTCAAATCCGCAATGCAATCACAAAAACTAAGAGTGGCATCGAGCTTGTCTCTGATACGCGTGACACTGAAAAGTGGAATACGCAGATCGGTCGAGTTGTTTCTGTTGGTCCTTTAGCATTCAAAAATCGAAATACTATGGATTCTTGGCCTGAAGGAGCGTGGTGCAAAGAGGGTGATTATGTTCGAGTAGCCAAATATGGCGGCGATCGATGGGAAGTCCCTGTAGATAAAGAGACTGCCGCGTTGTTCGTAATTTTTAAAGACACTGATCTAATTGGTAAAGTTACATCTGACCCATTAGCAATCCGTGCCTTCATATAGCTGAAAGGAGCTAGTTATGGCTGAAGATAAAGAAAATGAGTTAGTCCTGATCGAGGATGATGAGGACGAAAATGAGAAGCAAGGTCAGGATACAGAGTACGTAGCTGTTGAAAAACCTGCTAACGAACAACAAGACGACGATGATGACGAGGACGAAGCATCTGCCAAATCAAACGACGATGGCGACGATGACGAACGTGCTGCTATTCGTGAACGTCGACGTCTAGAGAAAAAAGAACGCAAAGAACGTCAACAAAAGGCCATTGGCCGAGACAAAGTTGAGCTTAACTTCTTGCGTCAGCGCAATGACGAACTAGAACGCCGCATGGCTAATCTAGAAAATAATTCGCACAAGATCTCTATTAGCGACATTGACCGTCAGTTACAAGAAGCGGTTAACGAAGCAGAGACAGCTGAACGCATTATTGCTAAAGCGGTTGAAGCAGGTAACGGTGAAGACGTAGCGAAAGCTTTGAAATTCCGTGACCAAGCTATTGCCAAGGCAAATCAACTTAACTACGCTAAGCAACAAGCAACTCAACAAGGTCAGCAACGCCAACAACCTAGCATCGATAAAGCTGTTGAGCATTACGCTTCTGAGTTCATGGAGTCAAATAGTTGGTATGACCCACAAGGTCGTGATGAAGACTCAGCTATTGTACTGGCTATTGATGCTAAGCTTGCGCAAGAAGGTTATGACCCACGCAGCGAAGAATATTGGGATGAACTTCAAACCCGTATTGAGCGTAGACTTCCTGAGA